CGTTCAAAAGGAAATCAGGCCTCTTTTAGTTGGTTATTTCAATCATTGTTTAATAAAGAAGATATAGAATTTTATTATCCCAAAACAGATCTATTGAAACTATCTGATGGGAAATGGGCACTTGATAAATCAATTAAAATTATAACATCTGGTGCAAATAATATTACTTTATTTACTGGTAGAAAAATCACGGGTGCACTTTCCAAGTGTACCGCAATGGTGGAAAAACAACTTACTTCTTTTGCGGGAAATCTCCAAATTACTGAATTAACATTATCAGATGTTGTGCAGGGTGTTGTTGATGGAGCATTGTTTTACTTTCAGCCGGCTGAAGTAATTACATCCGAAACTGATATAGATGGATTATATGCAACAGCACTCACAACAGGAATTTTACAAACTGTTCAGGTAGATGTTGGTGGAACCAATTATGTAGTTGGTGATGAAGTTCATGTTGCTGGTGGTGGAGGCCAAGGCGCACGTGCACGAGTTGCATCTATTTTAGATTCTGTTGTTGAGGGTATTGATGTTATAGATTCTGGAGATGGATATGCCGTAGGAGATCAAGTTGACTTTATTAATGATGGAACCGGTGGAAGTGGAGCTGCAGCACAAGTCCAATCAATTATTCCGACAGGTGCGATCTTAAGAAATACAGATCTCATACAAGCCTTTCAATTAAAGCAAATTGCAGCTGCAGACTATACATCAACATTAATTGGACACAATGCTAACACAGCTTTGTATGGTAATTCTTCTCTAACATTTTCTGCGGGAATTAAAGCAAGTTCCGCAAAACTTTATGGTTCTACAGGCACCTATGATGCTACCGCACATATATTAGCCGGAGATAGAATTGCGAAACAAGTAAGTGTAAACACATCAGGTGTAACCCTTACACAATCAGTAAAAACTGTTACTCTTTCAACGGGTCTCTCCGAGAATGAAAAATTAGATATTATTGGTGGTAAGCTTACTTATGCAAACGCGAATACTAATATTGTTACAGGATTTTCCAGTAATACTGTTTTAACTGTTAGGGATGAACATACAATTGGAGCAGGTCAAACCTTCAGCGTTGATTATGCAAGTAATACTTATTGGGGTACAATTATTAGTGCCAATACCACCGCATTTTTATATTCAGTTGGTTCTTATTATCGTGATAATGATATAGGCGACTTGACTGTACAGAATTTTGTTAATGATGATAACATCATAGTATATAATAATAAATTTACTAAATTAGGTGCCGCGGCCTCAGGATCAGGTGGTGACGCACATAATATGCATAATGGTGTTACCTTTCAAGCTGGTAACACTCCCGCCGCTGTAACAACTAATACTTTTACTATGGTTGATGCTCATGGTGCAAACCCTGATGTAGTTGCTGTTTGTAATGGCGCCCTCAATATGACTTCTGTTAATGTTGGAGCAATTAATACATTTGCTCTTACATCAGGAGGAGGTCAATATGAAACATCACCTCCTGTTTCCGTTGCTAATAATTATACTCCAACTTTAGGAAACGCATTAGATGTGACGGGCCCTCCTAACACCTTACTTAATATAAATTTACATTCATTTGCCGCAGGAACAATTGCACAAGATGGTAATGTAGTCACCTTAGATAGTGAAGAATCATTTCCGGATGCGAATTCTGGAGTACTTACACTTACATATGCAAATGGAGTTACAGATAGAGTAACTGCAATTACAAATTCTTCTGTTATTAGAGTAGCTACAGAGAAAGTTTTTGGATATGGTACGGGAGATAGTCCCGATAAACAAACCTATTCTCTTTCGTACATGGCCAACGCGAATAACATCACAAGGAATACTTTACTCTATAATGATGACTATACTGCAAGAGGAAGAGTTCTTGATTATATAGACAGGGCTACTCTACCCGCCTCTAATCCATACATTGCTAATGGTAATACTACTCTTAGAATAGATATGACCACCGCTCAAGATTTTGGTGGTGTTACAGAGGCTATATTATTAGAAGAAAAAGATTTTCATAATGATCGTTATTCACATGAAATGCTTTTATTAGAAGATTTTACCGCCGGTCAAGGCCCTCATTCTGGTCTTGGATCAGCTCACGGTGGCGGTGGATGCTTTTTGGTAGAAACTTCTGTAGAATTCTTAACGATGGAAGATGATGATCTTATTTGTAACGAAAGTGATCAGTCAAGATTTTATTCAGAAGAAACTTCAGGTGAACGTGTTACTGCTCATAGTAATTCTCTTTCTACATATGCCACAGGAACTATGGCTCAATCGGGGCTTGTAGTTACAGGAGTTGGTACTGTATTTCCAAATGATTTTGTTCGTGGAACTATTACCTATTACGATGATAGTACCTCTACAATAACTGGATATACTAATGCTACATCATTCACAGTAGCAGATTCAAAAACAGTAAACGCAGGTAACACATATTCAATCAGTTATAATCCCGTTGCAACATGGGGAACAAACCGTATCATTACAATGTCCGCTGGTGGAACAGGAAATAGAACGGTTACTGTAACGGAAGCAGGACACTATTTGAGGTCAGGTGATAAGGTTAAGATTACTGGATCTGGAACTGCTATCTTTAATGGTATGTACCCAATTACTGTTGCAAATACTTCCACTTACACTTATACTTTACCTGAAAATACAGCAGTAACTTCTCCTGCTGGTGAGCTTAGAGCATTTCCAGTTGCATCCGTATGGCTTGCCACATCTAATGCAGTTTACATGGATACCTCACCAAAAGGTAATAATGCCGTAATTGAAGTTTCCGCCATTGCAATTGGTGCAATTCAATCTGCAGAAGTTTATGATTTTGGTGCAGGATATTCTTCTATTCCAAGTCTTTCAACTACTTCTGGTGATCAAAACGCCGAACTTTCTGCGGGACTTGGTGCTTATGCAACATATCCTGGATATTACACCTCCACACAAGGATTACTTAGTGGTGTACCGAAAATTCAAGATAATAAGTATTATCAAAACTTTTCTTATGTTCTAAAAACTGATTTTGATGTAAACGATTATCGTAATTCAGTAAAAAGATTGACTCACCCATCCGGCTTAATAATGTTTGGTGAATTGGCTATACGAAGTAAAATATCTGTAGAACTGTTTGATGCGGGAGCAAGTGGAAATGTTGATAGTTTGGGAACTATTGTACAGGCTGGATTAGATAATTCAGGAAGAAAATATCACAACATTACTCTATTCAATGCAAATACTCCGAGTATAAATACACAATTTCAATCTTATGGTAGTAATAATGAGATGGAAATTTATACTGCAAACCATCCGTGGCAAGCGATGGATGCAAGGTTGGAGACATACGATGAAGTAAATCTTCAATTGGAAAATTATGTAGAAATTTCATCTATATCACGAACCAATTCTACAATGTATGTAGTTACGGAGACTTTACACGGATTAGAAACTGGTGATACGGTTGAGTTTTCTGGGGATGAATCTACACAAGAGTTCAATAAAAATTATCTTGTTACATCAGCACCCACTACAAACACATATACTATTACCCCATCAACAGATCATGGTAGTTTGAATGTGCCCGGTCAATCTATGTATGATGGATTTCTTTATATTCAGTTAGAAGATCAACAATCTGGAAACAACGTTATTATGGAAGATGCTTCCGATTTGATGATGGAAGTTGAAAGTTATCTGAAATCTAAAGTAATATCATTTGCAAATACTTTTAGTGCGGATGTAACAAATTGGGATTCGCCCTTTAGTGGTGGTGTTCTAAATGAAGATGGTACTGAGATTTTACTTGAACGTGGAGGATCTTATCTCTATCCATCAATTCAATTTCCTGAAGCTGAGACAGGAGTTATATCCATTGATGTGAGTTTCAATAGTGATATACTCCTTGAAGATGATAATGGGGCTTATGGGTGGGGTTATCTTTTAGATGAAACCTCTGCTGGACAAGGTAACGGCCCACAAAGATTTATTTCTCTTGAAGAAGATACACAAGGACCGGATCGACAATATGAGAGTATTCCAATAGTAGATACTCATGTGATGGAAACTCTTTACAATTCAACGAGATGGCACTTAATTGGAGAGAGTGGTTTAGATCGTTTTATGTATGAAGATGGTGGAATATTAATTTTAGATACAGTTCCAATTACAAAAGATAGTTCTTTTGAACAAGAATTTGACCTACGAATAATTTATAATGCAATTGTTTCAGAGAATGGTGATTATATAATTGAGGAAGACAGTGCTTTAGGTAATAATTACATCATGGTCGAGGATGATTATGGTATAAGCCAAAGTATTACTGAAGTAGAATTTGATCTTTATGATACTGTTGGTTGGCATGTCATTGCAGAAGATGGAAGCCATGTTGTTCATGAAGACAATACACGATTGCTTATTGAATATGGTCAAGTACAAGACCCAGTTGGTGAAATTGAATTTAATCTTTATGATACAACCGGATGGCACTTCTTAGCAGAGGATGGTTTTACACATTTAAGATATGAAGATGGAACACGGCCGGTTACTGAAGAAAGTCACGTAAAAGACCTGACTGTTGGAATTGAAAAAAATTATTACGTAAGATCCGGCCAACATACCTTAATGGAAGATGGGTATCATTATCTTTTTGAGGATGAATCCTTTCCACAACTAGAAGAAGGTTATTTCAAATATACTGTCGGAGAATTAGAATTCTCTCTTATTGATTCAATAAGGGGAGGTTTTCAAACAGAAGATGGTTTAGATTTTATTGCTGGTGAAGGAGAATCATGGCTGGCCTCAAAATTGATTTCTGAACAGCCACCAATTACAAAGACACCTGTTATAATACACGATCCTTTAATTTCTCCAACAGGTCGACTAACAATGGAAGATCTGGAAGTAACATTGCTTGCGTTTGAAGATAGTGAATTAAATATTAAATCTTATTTCCTTGAAGAAGGAAAATTTGAACATAAGATGGTAATGACAGATGTTTCTGGAGGAGATAAGAGATTTACTCTTACAGCTGGAACTGGTCAACATATTGGAATGGAAGATGGTTATCATTATCTTTATGAAGATGAAACCATTCCACGACTAGAAGAAGATTATTTTAAACGTACATTTAATAATATTCAAGAAACAGACATTACTCTTACGGATGAATCTGTGGGATATCACATAAGATGTGAGAATGATGATCACATTATTTGGGAACACGCAACAGAAGGTAGTGAATTTGATAATTCTATATCAAGAATGATATCTGAAGAAGATCATGTAAAATCTAGTACTCGCCAAATCATAATGGATTTAGGTGGAGAAATATTAGCTTTTGAAGATGGTACAGGACATTTTATTACTGAGGGGTCTACACCTAATAGAATACTGGTAACTCCACAGGCTGACGCCTCACCACAATCTGGACAAAGTAGTTTCATGGCACCCAGTATACTGGCTGGTGGAATATCAATTGCAGCAAATTCAGTAACTGCAGAAGGTATTGGAACTTCATTTACTACTCAACTTTCGGTTGGAGATGTTTTCCAAACCTCAGATGAAAATGTTATTCTAGAAGATAGTGAAGATACATTAATATTAGAAACCTTAGAGGTTATAGCACATGAGGACATTACGATTGCAGAAGTTCAAAATCATGTTATTCTTGGAATAGAAGCATATATTGTTAATACTTGGAAGTGGTATATTGGTAATGAAAATAGTGCACAATCTGCACATGAATTTACCCCTAACGTACTAGGAAGTTATGTAATAAATAGAGAAGTAGAACAATACAACTTCCTTGATGAAACTACTGATTTTGGTAAATATGTTGGACTTGAGGATGATAGCGGGGTACTCCGTATAGAACTTTCAGAATTTTCTACAGGAGTTGCGGTTCTTTTAGAGACTGGTGATAAGATAGTTCATACTGAAAAAGGAGAATTTAAAGTTGCCGCTATTACTGATGATGATACCCTAACAGTAACACGAAAACATTGGGAAGGTACAGATTATGTACCTTGTTGGAAACAAACAACGGAAGTGGAAACTACTGCTGTTGTTGCGTACAAATAATATTTTAAATCATATAAATATAATAAGAAGTTAAACTATAATAAAATTACAATCTTTGGAAGGAAAACAAAATGCCTGCTATAGTAACCAATAAATTCAGGATTCACAACGCTAAACAGTTCGTAGAGGCTTTTGATGAAATCTCTACAACTTCTGGCGCTGCAATAACTGATGCAAGCGGGTTACTCAATACTAATATGTACTTATTTATTGGTAAAGTAACTCCCTGGGCGGATGACACCGCGCCACCTACACCTACCGATTCTGTTTCTAATACGGTCTACAATCACTGGAGAGATATGATTGCGGCCAAGAAAATCGGATCTACAGATGTAAGTCATGTAGCACCACGTTATAATTGGACAACAGCATCAAACTATTATGCATATACTCATGCGAATAATTCTTTGTTCGATCAACAATTTTACGTGATGACAGATGACTATAATGTGTATAAATGTCTTGCCAACAACAACGCTGGTGGAACATCTACAACTAAACCCACTGGAACAGGAACAGCCATTATCACAACTGCTGATAGTTATAAATGGAAGTTCATGTATCAGATCTCAGCTGCAAGAGCACTTAAATTTGTAACACCTAGTTACATTCCTGCTCAGAGAGTAAGGAAATCAAACAATGCAATTGCGAATACTACTGATTCATCTTTTCAGTATGATGTTGAAATTGCAGCGAATACTTCAGGTAATGGAGCCATTGAAGTGGTTCATGTTACAACCGCTGGAAGTGCTTATACATTTGGAACAGGAGTCGTTCAAGCTGGTACGTTCAGTACAACTACCGCAAAGATTTCTACATCACATGGTTTTGCAACTGATTCGATTGTCAATAATGACATCTACTTTACTTCAGACTCCGCAAGTGGTGTTACAGGTAAAGGTGGAACAATTACAGATTACCAATCAGGTACTCAAATTGTAACTTTTACACCAGCTCTTGCAAGTGCTAACGTGCCCGCAGCTACAGATGGATATTCTATCGGTCCTAAAATTACAATTACTGGTGATGGACATGGAGCAAATGTTCGTGCAACCAATACCTCATCTGGTGTTATTGGTGATATTGTGGTTGTTGCCGGTGGTAACAATTATGGTAATGCCGTAGCAACAATTGTTACAAACGCGGGTTCTTCTGGAGTCGTTACACCAATTATCGGCCCACGTGGTGGACATGGTGATGACGCAGTTGAAGAACTTGGTGGATTTTTTGTTATGGTCAATAGTCGATTGGAATACGGAGAGTCTGGAAACTTTACTACAAATAATGATTTCCGTAAGATCGGCCTCGTAGCTCAACCATTATATGCTAATGGTGATGTTGCAACAGCATCATCGATTGACCAATGTGTAACTATAACAGTTCAATCTTGGAATAGTACAGCATTTGCAGAAGATGAACTTGTAACTGCAGCAAAATCGGGCGCAACTGGTAAAGTTGTTGATTTCAAAAATAACACAACTCTAAGATTGGTTGATGTTACTATGGGATCAAACACTACTGTTGGATATGACTCCATTGCTGGATCTTTTCAAGCAAACGAAACCTTTACAGGAGCCGGTGGAGGATCAGCAAATACTAGTGCAGTAGTTGGTGGGGATTTCGAGAAATTTTCTGGAGATATTCTCTACATTGAGAACCGTTCACCTGTAACAAGAGCGGATGACCAAATAGAAGATGTTAAGTTAATTATTGAATTCTAATCATTTTATACTAGAGGAAGATTGAATGTCGCTTTCAACAAATTTCAATGTTACGCCGTATTATGATGATTATGACGAATCAAGTAATTATTATCGTATTCTTTTTAGACCTGGGTATGCAGTTCAGGCAAGGGAAGTAACACAATTACAGACCATACTTCAAAAACAAATTGAACGATATGGTCAGCATATGTTCAAAGACGGTAGTAAAGTTTTTGGTGGAGAAGTAACATTAGATACTGGTGTTAAATCTCTTAAACTAGAAACTCAGGAATCAGGAGTTAATATTAATGCAGCTTCTTTTTCCGGAACTACTATTGTCGGTGCAACTTCCAATGCACGAGCACGGATCGTGGCTTCGCAGGCAGCCACCTCCAGTACTCAACCTACGTTAATGTTCCATTATTTGTCAGGTGATACATTCGATGACGGCGAAACAATCGCGGCCGGTCAAGTACAAGCAACAGTTGTTAGTGTTGCAGGAGCTTCTGGTATTGAAGGAGCTACTGGTAACGGTTCGGTTGTTAGTGTCGATACAGGCGTATTTTATGTTGGTGGATTCTTCCTCTTTACTCCCGCAAATACTATAATCATGGATGCCTATTCCAAAACTCCTTCTGGGAGAGTTGGATTAGAAATTACAGAATCAACAAAAACAAGTGATGATGATCCTCTGTTACTTGATCCAGCTTCAGGTACTTACAACTATGCAGCTCCAGGGGCAGCAAGATATAAAATTGAGTTAGCCTTAAAAAGTAAAACACTTACCTCAACAGATCCAGTTCTACAACTTGCGGATGAAAATTTTATCCAGTTGTTAAAAGTTATAAATGGTGTTAAAAATGAAGAAGTTAAGTATCCCATGTATGGGGAACTTGAAAAGACTTTGGCAAGAAGGACACACGATGAGTCTGGTGACTATACAATCACTCCATTTAATTTAGATCTAAAAATTCATAGAGGAATTTCAGGGTTAACTGTGGCATCAGGTGTAGATGGCACTACTGTACATGGAAATAATACTCTTTTTGTAACTGAATTAGATGTAGGAGATGAGATTTATATTGGATCTAATACTACAACTTCAACTGTTACAGCAATTGCTAATAACACAAGATTAACAGTACAGACAACTCTTCCCACAAATACAGGTGACGCGATAATTTACAACGAGTCTGAAATTTCTGCTGGTATGGATGCAGGTAAGGCTTATGTAAAAGGTTATGAATATGAGAGCATTGATACACAATATATTGATGTAGATAAAGGTAGGGATACTGAAACTGTTATCGATTATAGTATGACTTCAGAAGTGGGAAACTATCTTGTAGTTGATACTGCCAGTAGTTTATTTGATGTTGGTTCTTCTGAGGTTTGTCAATTACATTCAGTTCCTTTTGCCTCGATTAACTTAACTAATAATACTACATTCGCCGCGACTCAAGTTGGAACAGCAAGAGTTCGCAGTATGGATTGGGATACTAGTTCTGGAAATTCATCATACGCGGACACAAATCACTCTAATTACAGACTATATCTTTGGGATGTTAATACTTCAAATAATATCACAGGTACAGTTGAGACTCAAGATGCTAATACAAGAATAGTTCAATTGAACGCCGATTCTACTTCTTATGTTAATGATGCATATACAGGTGCAAGTATTACAGTTAATTCAACAAGTGGAATTGATGTTACAAGTGATGTTAGAATTATAGATGATTATTATTCTGTTGTCAATTTTGTTACTTGTGAGTCATCGACTGCTGGTACAAGTGCAGGAGATATAATTCTTTTGGAAGACGCCACAGGAACTGCTGGTGATAAAGTATTGTTGATGGATTCTGGAAATTTTGTTGTTGCCAATTCTGTATTGACTCAAGCAACCCTTGCTAATACTACTTACGAAATAGATTTCAAAATTAAAGATGTAGAAAATATATCTACTTCAACATTAGCAGCGCCTCCTACTATTAATACTCATGCAGATGTAGCTGCTACTGGAAAATATAATAATAGTAATTCAGGTAATACAATCTTATCTAATACGGATAAAAATACTCTTGTCTTCCCATTACCTCAAAGTCCAATTAAAGAAACTTCCGCAACGGGTAATACAGTCAGTTATATGTTTAAGAAAGTTGAGAAATCACTTTCATCGGACGCGGACGGAAAATTGACTATTACATTATCTAATCCTAACTATCGGTTTATGCCTAGTAGTGGTACTATATCTACAACTAATGCAAAAGAAAATTTCATTGTAGTTGTTAAGACTCCTAATGCCGCTCAAACATTTATTAATGCAGTTTCCTCTACCGCCACAATTCCAAGTGCACAAGCAACACAAGCAAGACTATTAGGAACAGGAAATTATCTTGACTTAGGAGCGGTGAATGATTTAGGTGCATCAATTAGGCCGGTGGAAATTAATGGTACAAGACAATCAGTAGACATATATTGTAACACCAGCGCTGTTTTTGTAGCAGATATTATTTATACTGTAGAAAGTTCTTCTGTAAAGAAAGAGCCCGGACCAAGAACAAAAACATTGGTTTCAGGAAACGGATCAGCTATTGTTGCAACTACCGGATCTCCTGCAGTACCTACAACTTCTGTAGCAGGAGGTCAGTTTTATTTTGAAACACCGAATCAAACACAAACCGGAACTGATTCTGTTCCTGTTTCGGATGCATTTAATTTAGTAAAAGTTGTTGATTCAGGACAACCATTTATCCATGTCACAGCTGCAATGATGACAGCATCGGCCAATAATATTTCTGATAGATATACATTTGAATCGGGACAAAAAGATAACTTTTATGATCACGCAACTATTAAATTAAAGCCTGGACAGCCAGGACCCGCAGGTAAAATTATGGTTGTGTGTGATTACTTTAATTGGGATGGTGGTGAAGGTTATCATGCTGTAGATTCATATCCAACATCTGGGGATTATAATAGAGTAGATGCCGCAAGCACGTTATCGTTTAGTTTTGGTGTAATTCCAGATTTTACTAGCCCCTCAACAGGTGCAACAGTTAGTCTAAGAGATTGTATCGATTTACGCCCACGAAGAGAAAATGCATCAAATGATATGAATGATACATTGGCAATTGAAGGAATTCCAACGCCTGATCCAGATGGTACAATTACCTCATCTTTTAGTTATTACTTGAAAAGAGTAGATAAAATAGCACTTACTAAAGATAGAAAATTTAAAGTACTTAGGGGTGAATCTGGTTTGAATCCAATTGCGCCTCCAGATGATGAAGATTCGATGACATTGTATTCATTGAGTATACCGGCATATACTTTTAATCTTACTGATATCACTACACGATACATCGACAATAAACGATTTACCATGAGAGATATTGGTAAATTAGAAAAGAGAATCGAAAGAATAGAATTTTATACTGCCCTTACCATATTGGAAAAAGAAACTGCCGCAAGAAGTTTTTCTACCGGTACTGCAAGGGATTCATTATTCAATCCAACTGGAACCGCGTTCAAAAATGGTATATTGGTTGATTCCTTTGGTGGTCACTCAGTAGGTGATGTGATGAATGATGATTATAACATTTCAGTAGAATATGCGAAGAAAGAAATGAGGCCGGGATTTTATTATGATAACCATCGACTTTCATATAGTTTAGGATATAGTAATAACGTAACAAAAACCGGAGATTTGGTAACTCTCCCATATACTGATACAGATTTTATTGTACAACCACTTTCAAGTACTACTCAATCCCTCAACCCTTTCAATATTACAAACTGGATTGGTAAAATAAAAACATATCCTATTTCTGATACATGGTTTTCACAGGGAGCGAGGCCTGATGTTACAACAAACTTAGAAAGTCAGAATGATAATTGGGCATTAAGTCCGTCTACTGGTAGAACAGGATTTGGTTCTCAGTATGATGATTGGAGTACTAACTGGACAGGAAAACAAGTAACCGAACAACCACAAACTGGTGTAGATAAAGTAGGTAAGACAGGCAAGGCAAATAGAAGTACATCAGAGATGACTGATTCCAAATCAAGAGTTGGAATTAGCGCCAATACTCCACCAGAATCAATTCTTAAATCGATAGGTAATAAGGTGGTTGATTCAACGATTGTACCGTATGTAAGAGGACAAGTTGTTCAATTCGCGGCAACAGGACTACAACCACTTACTAATGTTTATGTATATTTTAGTGAAACTGATGTATCTGCAGTTGTAAGACCGGCGAGTAAATTAACACTTATTACTGTTAATGGAAGTTTCCAAGTAGGAGAAACACTTCAGGATGGTGCAAATAATTATGGAACGATTATGTTCTCCTCTAATACGACTAATAATACTGCTACAGTTTTCATTTCAAACGTAACAGGAAATACTTCTTCAACAGATGCAGCTCGTTATGGATCAGCTAATTCTCTTCCAGAGGGTCAACGTGAATCGTTTGGAACAGGAACTATTGGTGATGCAACCCATGTATTTACTGTAGCGAATAATGTAGAAGGATTAACAAGTACTGCAACAGCAAACGTTTCAACCAGATTACACTTTGAAACTGGTGTAGCTAATGGTATTATGCAAACGGATGATTCCGGCCAGATTGCGGGGGAATTTCATCTTCCAGATGCAACTTGGAGAGCAGGAAATAAACTTCTTAGAATTACAGATAACGCACTTAATAATGTTTCTGCTACCATCACCGCATCAGAATCAACATTTGTAGCAAAAGGAATTCTACAAAGCCGTGAACAATTGTTAATTTCAACAAGAGAAACTATAAATCAAAGAGAGCTTCCTAATGACACAGCAATTGTTAGAGATACTACTTCACGTTCAACGGAAAAAACCGCTTGGGTTAATCCACTATGTCAAACGTTTCATGTTGATCCTAATGCATTTCCAAAAGGGTTGTTCTTAAGAAATGTTACTTTGAATTTTTATTCAAAAGATACTAATCTTCCAATTAAATTACAACTACGACCAGTAGTTAATGGATTTCCAAGTGCTTCTAAAGTAATCCCATTTAGTGAAATTTCATTGAATCCAGATAGAATACAGGTATCAACTACGGCAAACTCCTCAGTTGCAAATACGACTACAAGAACAACATTTACTTTTGATTCTCCTGTTTTCTTGACACCTGATGAATATGCATTAGTACTTACATCAAATAGTACAGATTATAAAGTACACATGGCAGAAGAAGGAAAATCATCTACGGGATCTATTGCCAAAATATCTAAACCTTCATTTGTTGGTTCATTCTACAAACCACAAAACGCGGGAGTTTGGGAATCAGATCCAAATAAGTATATAATGTTCCAGATGCAAAGAGCCGATTTCGATATAGGTGGAGGTGGTAGTAATAACTTTGCAAAATTTATTACCGCTGCAAATTCTGCCACAGGTAATACAGCAAACGTAATGGCAGATGTAATCAAAGTTGGAACTTCTACTATAGATTTTAGTGATACAGAACTTCAATGGAAATATGCAGCATCTAATAGTACATTTACATTAGCTGATGGTACTGAGGGATCTGCATCTTATGTAAAATTTAGTCCAGATCAGAACTATGAATTAACAGATAGAAAAAGAGTACTTGCATATACTAATGGATCTTTTAGAATTAGAGCAGAGATGAAATCTTCTAATTCTCATGTATCACCTGTTATTGATATTGATCGTTTAAATTTAATTTCTGTCGAAAATTACATTGACAATGGTGGACTTTCAAATCCAGATTTTTCAATAACAACTAAAGGATCTGGTTATACGAATGTTATGGCATCGGCATATACCGCAACGATAACAAGTGGTGGAACAACTAATACTGCAACAGCAAACGTTCATGTTGAAATGACAATGAATGTTAATTCGAATTCTACTACAATATCAAGTGCCAATGGTGGATATACGGTTGATGGTAGTAATCCCGGAGCATTTATCGTTGGTGAAGCTGTGATGTGTAATGTTTATGGCAATAGTCAACATACACTTGCAGAAAATAGTGGTGTCTATGGTATTGTTTCAGCTGTCACTCACTTGGATGGTGATGTTACAAAGAACGTTTCTTCTGTTACTATTAAAACGAATGCAAACAATAAAACTATTCCTACTCCGGGCGGTACACCAACTGCAGGTACTACGGGATTTGCTAATGGGGTCTTGATATGGGCAAATCCAAATGCACAAACAAATGCAGTAACTGGATTAGCTGGAAGTAATACTAAGATGACAGTCTTAGTTGCTAATGGATATGTTTCAAATGTTGTAGTAGTTGATACTGGTTCAGGATATACTCAAAATCCAACAGTCACAATGTCAACAGTTACCGGAGCTGGATCAATTAATACAGCAGTACAATGTACAGGAGAAGAAAGAAATAGTGGTGGCCCAATATCAGCAAAATATATTTCCCGAAGGGTCACTCTTAAAGATGGTTTCGATGCATCAGATATTAAAATTATTATAAATGCATACAAGCCATTAGGTACAGATGTTCATGTATATTATAAAGTTAAGAACGGAGATGATCCTGATGACTTTGATTTGAAAAACTATATATTAATGACGCAAGAGACTTCTTCTGGAACAATTTCTAAAGGAAAAGAAGATGTTAGGGAGTTTATTTATCAAACACCGGCCGAAACCACGGCATATACATCAAATAGTGTACGATATGAAACTTTTAAAACGTTTGCAATTAAGATAGCATTAGTTGCAGATACTACCTACGATATGCCAAGAGTAAAGGACATGCGAGCAATCGCATTAGATTAATATGGGAATTGTACAAACAGAAGATTCCAGATTTATGAGGGACACCCATTCGAAGGCATTATTGAACACAGATTACAATGCTTTACAACAACATAGACGAGAACGAGTGTATTTTCATAAGCAACAAAATGATATAAATATATTAAGAGGTCAGGTAGAAGAACTCACAACAATAAGAGTAGAAATGCTTGAGATTAAAACTCTTCTTACAGAATTTTTAAACAAATAGGAATTACCCATGAGTGCCAATGTCGCATTAACAGATACCTTTGACCAATGGAGAGTCAAGACTAATGAAGTTGTAGTAATGACACAATCTGATGGAATGAGTAATTTCATTAAGTTGTTAGATACTACAAATTCTACAAGTAATACTACTGGCTCGATTATCACCGCAGGAGGTGTGGGTATCGCCAAATCGGCAGTGATAGGAGAAAATTTAAGAATACACGGAAATGTTATCACCGATGGAGATACTACGATAAGTGGTAATCTTGTCTTTGGTGATGCAACCACAGATCAAATAACATTTACAGCAGATATTAATTCCAGTTTAATTCCAAATGCAAATCTTACTTTTAATATTGGTAATACAACAATGCTTTGGGCAAATGTCTGGGCAGGTCATACAGGTATAACACAAAAGACCGATTCAGGAAAACCCGCCCTTTCAGTTACTTCACAAGATGCAGATGAGCTTGGAATAAGTGTTACTGCTAGTCAAACTACTGCAGATGTTCTTGACATTGCAGCAGATTCAGTAACCACCGGTAAAGTTATTGATATTACTTCTGATGCACTTACTACTGGGTCAGCACTCTATATTGATTCTGATTCCGCGGCTACTGATACTCGAAGTATAGCAACGATTATTCAAAATCATGCTTCCGCAACAGGCTCAACAGGACTTACTGTACAAGCAGATGCGGGAAGAGGTGTATTTATTGATACAAACCTCTCCGCTGGTGGATATGCACTTGAAGTTGATTCAGAACAAACTACCACAAATGTAGCAAAAATAGCTTCTATTGCAACAAGTGGAACAGTTCTTGAAGTAAGTCAAGTTGGAGTTATGACAGGAAAAGTCATTGATATTACAGCGGATGCAGCCACTACCGGAACCGGTATTAATATGTCAATGGATGGATTAACTACTGGTTCTGCTATAGTTGTTGATTCTAATTCATCTGATACAGGTACAAGAAATATTGCAAGTATAACACAGAATCATGCTTCCGCAGTAGGCGCGACCACACTCGCCGTAGTAGCCGATGCAGGAAGAGGATTATTCATTGATACTAATCTTGCAGCAGGTGGATATGCACTTGAGATCGATGCAGAAAATACTACAACTAACGTTTCATATATAGCCGCTTCAACTCTTACTACGGGTACTGCATTACATATTGTTGGAGCAGCAACTACTACGGGTGCATTATTAGATTTAGATGATACTTCTACTGAAACTGATACTAGAAATGTAGCAAAAATAGCTGTTAATGCAGATGCAGCCACAGGAGCTACAGCTCTTACACTTCAAGCTGATGCTGGTAGAGGATTATTCATTGATTCCAACCTCGCGGCCGGTGGATACGCACTTGAAATTGATTCAGAACAAACTACAACAAATACCGCCAAGATTGCAGCTATTAATACTTCAGGAACAACATTAGAAGTGTCCTCTGTTGGTGTTCTAACAGGAAAAGTTATTGACATTACAGCAGATGCCGCTACTACTGGTACTGGTATCAATATGTCAATGAATGCATTGACAACTGGTAAGATGGTGGATTTGACTTCTACTGCAACTCTCGTTACAACTGGAAGAATCCTTGACATTACTGCTGATACCGCAACAACTGGAACTGGATTCTCAATGTCAATGGACGGATTAACTACTGGCGCATTGATGGATCTTACTTCAGATTCAGCTTCTACTGCAACAAGAAGTTTAGTAACGATTAAGAATGATAATGCCTTAGCAGTCGCGGCAGTTCCACTTGTAGTAACACAAGATTCTACGAATTGTGTAGCAAAATTTATAGGAACATCAACAATAGTTGTTCCAATTGGAACATCTTCCAATAGAGGTCCTGATGTACAAGGTGGAATAAGATATAATACTACAACAAGTGGTTTTGAAGGATATAGTGGATCAACATGGGCTGGTCTTGGAGGACTTATTGATGTTGACCAAGATACAAAAATTCTTGCAGAAACATCAGCAGGAGCAGACAACGATGATTTAGATTTCTTTACTGCTGGCACACAACGGATGAAGATAGATCAAGCTGGTGTATTAACACTTGGTGTAGATGGTACAGGCTACAATGCTATATTTTATGGTGATACTGCTGGTAGTAACATGACATGGAATCAAGCTACGGATTCGTTACACTTAACAGACTCTTCCCCGATTAAGTGTGGTGATGCTCAAGATATGACAATATATCATGATGGTTCACACTCTCATATTACTAATGCAGTCGGTACATTAAAAATTGCAAATGCATCTTCTGGAATTGCAGTATTAATAGGGCATGCAACTTCTGAAGTAACTGTTGGTGATAACTTGACTGTTACTGGTTCGCTTACAGAATCTTCTTATAGAAATCTGAAAACAAATATTGAACCTATTGAAAATATACTTCCTGCTGTTCTACAACTGCAAGGAGTTTCGTTTGATTGGAAAGATGATGAGGTGCCTGATAATAATTATGGATTTATTGCAGAAGAAGTACATGAAGTTCTTCCTAATTTGGTATCTTATAAAGAAGGCAAACCACATGGAGTTCAATATTCAAAAATGACTGCTGTTCTTCTTGAGGCAATCAAAGAACAACAAGTTCAGATCGATGAACTAAAAGCAAAATTAAATTAGATGCCACAGATTTCCTTATCATATAAATAGTATAGGAACAACTATATAAACTACACTATTATAAAAGGAGAAGGATTGTGGCATTGACCCTCCAAAAACAAACTGTAAACATTGCATTAGATCAAGGTTGCACGTTTGAAAAAGTAATCTACGCACAAAATTCTGTTAGTCAGAATGTCACTATCTCTACAGGGACATGTGCCGCTAAGATGCGTCAATCTTACTATTCATCAAATAATGTTACTACTATAACTACCGCCGTTGCAGGATCAAATGTAACAATCTCATTGACTGCGACACAGACTGCAGCTCTTTCCCCTGGAAATTATGTTTACGATGTTGAATATACACAATCGGGTGGTACAATAGTAGAAAGATTGGCAGAAGGAATTATAACGATATCTGCAGAGGCAACGAAATGACACAACCAACTACTAGAACAACTTTTAAAGATTATTGTAAACGGAAACTTGGCTGGCCAGTAGTCGAATTGAATATTGATGATGACCAAGTAGAAGATTGTATCGATGATTCTCTCCAATTTTACCAAGAATATCATTTTGATGCAACCGAAAATACATTTCTAAAACATCAAATTTCAGGCTCTACTCTCAAACTAGCGGGAGCTCCAACTGGAACTTTTTCAAATGGTGAAATAATTACTGGCGGAACAAGTGGTGTTCAAGCAACAGTACATGCATATCATAGTGCTAATACTACTTTAAGATATAAAGACCCAGAAGTTAAATCGGGTGGAGATGGTAATACATTTTATGCAAATACTACTACTACATTTTCTACTGGCGAAACTATTACAGGTAATACAAGTTCAGCAACCGCAACAACTCATGCATCTACCGCAACAGCAATAGGAGACTATGATAACAAATACATATCGATAGCCGAAGCAATTATTGGGGTTCGAAGAATTATTCCCTTTTCTGATAATACTAGAACTAATTCTATGTTTTCCTCTAAGTATCAGTTTGCACTTTCTGAAATGCATTCATTGGGAAGTGGTGGTTTAGCAAGTTTTGAAATTGCACAAGAATATTTACAATTAATAAATGAAATGTTTACAGGTCAGCCATCATTTAGATATAACCGTCATGCAGACAAATTATATCTTGATATTTCATGGGGCTCAGATGTTACCATAGATGATTTTATTGTCGTTGAAGTAGATAAAATTCTTGATCCGGCCACGTATGCCGATATTTGGAGTGATATGTTTCTCAAGAGATATAATACTGCATTGATGAAAAAACAATGGGGTCAAAATCTTACCAAGTTTGAGGGAATGCAACTACCTGGTGGAGTAACGATGAATGGACGACAACTTTATGATGATGCAACTACAGAACTAGAAACTATTCAAACAGAAATGTCACTACGGTATGAATTACCAATAGATCATCTAATAGGATAATAAATGGCGACAAATCAGTATTTTAATCTGCATGGTACAAATACACCAGAGCAAAGATTAATAGAAAATTTGAATATTGAAGCAATAAAGACTTTTGGAATAGATGTATATTATTGTCCCAGAACATTGAATGATGAAGACACATTGATGGGCGAGGATAATACCGCATCTTATAATAGTGCTCATACAATTGAAATGTATATTAAATCTGTAGATGGGTTTGAGGGTGAGGGTGATTTTATTTCCAAGTTTGGAATACAAATAAAAGATCAAATTACTTTTACTGTTGCGAGACGCAGATGGGCAGAATTGAATGTTCAAGGTGAAGGAAGAGCGGACGCACCAGCAGGGGGAGATCTAATTTATTTTCCTACTACTGGATCATTATTCCAAGTAATGTTTGTAGAAGATGAATCCATATTTTATCAAACTGGTGGATTACAGGTTTATGATCTTCTATGTGAAATGTTCTTTTATTCTGATCAATCTCTTAATACTGGTATTGAAGTTATAGATGCAATTGAACGAGCACAATCTTATTCGATTGATTTTACAATGAATACCGGTAGTGG